GGTTTAACTTTAAACTTATCCAGTTTTTTAACTAATCTTCCGAAGTTTTCTACTTTTGAACCTTCACGTCTTCCAAGTGGGTCACGTCCAAAATCCTGATCCCTTACCGTTTCAAATGAACCTTTGTATTGATCTGGTTTTCCTTGGTTTTCTTCCCTCCCATCAGGTGTATAAAGTTGTTTATTCATTTCACCGTATTGTCCGGGCATATACTTAGATGCTACCTGCATCGTGGCGATGTCATGTGCCGTCCCAAACGACTTTCCGGTTACTTCTGGATCATTACCTTCCTCAGTAATTTGGGTCGCTCTAAACCTAAATTTTAGGGCTTCCAACTTGTACAATTCTTCCTGCTTAATTTCTTCGTCGGTAAACCCGAAAATATTCTTATAAATATAATAATCCGAAAGTAAAGGGTTTTCTTCTCTGGCCGATTTCGCCAAATCGATCTTAGCGGTTAGAACATCAGTTTTTTGACGTTCGAAAATTAAGGAAGGATTGGTTAAGGTTAATTCAAAATTAAGGAAATCTTCTGCTTCAAAACCCTGAACCTTTAAATGAATAATGGCGATCTTGTAAAGTTCAGAAACAAATATTTTCTGGATTCGTTCGATACTGCGGGCAAATCGGATATCTTTTTGGGCAAGGCCATTTTTGTCTGCACCACCCTCATCAGAATACCCAATGTATTCTTTCGGAACCTGAAATGCCGCGATCATTTTATCCTTGAAATAATTCACATCTTCCAACATCCCATCATTTGTCAAACCGGGAAGGGTCTCAATTGACGTTCCACTATCACTTCCACGAACCGGAAGGAAATAATCATCGAGGCTATTTAAAATATTGTATCGAAGATTAAGATCACCTGTTTGCGGATCAATATAAGGCGTTTTCTTCATCATGTTGGAAATTTCCTCGATGTACCCGTCAACTTCTTCGGGCGCAATATTTCCAATGTCGATTTTAAATAGTCGCCGTTCGGGCGCTCTCATGATACGGTTTAAAAGCATCGCATCTTCGGCCAATCTCATGCGTTTAAATTCTTGCTTGCCGCCTTCAATTATACTTTTCCCATAAGGAAGAAAATTAACATCACTTAACAACCTGAAATGGGCAATTTCATATTCTTCAAAATAATTATTTGAACCCCAAGTCATTCCGTAATCACCTTCATATCTGAACCGTGTCGCTTCGGGATCATCTCTTGAACCTTCTTCACGAATCATCAACGCAGGGTGAATCGGCATAACATTCACGACACCAACACCTTCTGCTACTTGAAGGTATAAAAAATTGTCGCCGTATTTGCAAGCAGTCCGAATCCACGACCAAAGGTTAAACTCGATGTTCATGACATCATAAAACAAATTGTGTAATACTTTCTTTATCTTAGCATCATTTGTTTTAATTACGATCAATTCTCCGGTTTCAGAAATTGTGGAGCATTCGTCGCTCGTTACGTTAAGAACTGACGTAACAATCGCATCTGTATCCATGATGTCATAATCCTGATACATTTGCTTTCTGAGGGCTTCAATTTCTTCGTTAGTGAAACCACCACCATACCCACTTGTTGTTCCGTAATTTCTTCCATTTTTCCACCGAGGACGATTGGAATAAGTCGTAGGAGAACCCTGACTTTGACTTTTATTAAAATCCAATGTCCGTAACTTACCACTCTTTGTTTTGGTGATAATTACGTTTCTTGAAAATAACTTTTTTAAAACTTCTTGAAATGAAGCCATTAATCGTTTCCTATCATTAATTTTAAAGTAACCATTTTAAGTTTTCTTTTTGCCCATTTCCAAGGTTTTGTTCCCAATATGGATTAGATGGTTGATTGGGTCTAAATATCAATCTGTTTGTGTGACGCAGCGCATTCTTAGTTAAATCTACGCCGATTGAAAGTAATTTTAGGCTTGTATCCCTAACCATTAATCCGATTGCAAAAGCCATGATTAAGTCATCGTTATAGCCTCTTGCAGCCTGAGCTTTACCGTCTATCCACATGAATACGGTCATTTCATTATATAGGCGTTTTGAATGAATAATTGGAGCCTTTTCTGAAAAATATTGTTCAAATTTATTTATCATAACTGGTCTAGTTTTCACGTCAATGGAATAACCGGGAACCATATCTTTCTTGTCTTTTAAGTCGTAACCTTTACGTAAATGGATGTTTTTATCTAAAAACGGGTCTGTCTTATAAGTATAATATAAATTCTTATAACCATGATCAATTATTACTTGCAAGGTAGAATAACCAATATTTCTGTTATCAACTACCAATAACGCATTATTATATTCGGTTGCTACTGAAACAAGTAAGTTACCGTAAGCAGTTGTATCGATTTTGCCCTTAAATTCAGCCACTTGCTCGACAGATTCAACATCGATAATATGAAATGCACTATAATCTTCACCATCTCCACGACTTACGTCAGCACATAAAACATATTTCCGATTATAGTCAGGATACTGGAATATCCATAACTCACCACCGATTCCACGGCGTTCTAATGGTTCAGATAGTTGGCTGTTATAATATTGTAATATTTCGCTATCTATAACCGTATGACCAGATGAAGCAAAATCACAATCACACTCTTGGGCTGCTAATCTTGAACCCAGTGTTTCGTCTTGTTGGTTCCGCCATGTCTGATCCCGGTCAGGGTGTAAATACCACGGCAAGTTAATAGGGTGAAATCTAACCAATTCGGTAGTTTTTGAACCTTCTACGGCTCTCTGCCATTCTCTATGAAATAATCCTTGTGCGCCGTTTGGAGTTGACAACATCACACATCCACCACCTGTCGCCAGTGTCATTTGTGACGATGCCCAAATTTCATCAATATCTTTAATAAACGCACAATTATGACTTACAACACCATTAGTAAAATATTCATTATCTGATTGCACATCAGTTAAATCAAATACCTCAAAGTCACCTTCATAATATGAAATGTCAGAAACTATTTTATTTCCAAATAATTCATCTCCAATTTCAATATGGCACACTTCTAAAAATTCGCCATTTGGGAATTTAAGTAAGTGGCTAGGAGTACATTTTAATTTAGAACTATCCGTAAATGATATTTCAAATAAAATATCAGTTGTAGATTTTTTAATTCCACTAAACTCACTCCAACCATTTGGAGTTAATACTTGATATGTATTATTACTGAATTGCAATATTATTTTCCCATGAATTGTTTCATATATGGATATAAATTAGAATGAAGTTTAAAATCTATTTTATGAATATTTTTAACAAACCAATCGTTTGATATTATCGTATATTTATAATTATGCTCGATTGCCCATTGTTCAGCATAATGACGCTTTACAATGTTCCGTTCATTATCCAATAATGAATCTGGTTTAATTTCATACATAATTTTGTTTGCAGGATCGACGAAATCTACAATATAATTATGAGACTTATCGTTAAAAATATATTTAATACGAAGTTTTTCGTATTCTAAATGTGGATTAATTACCCAAAATGCCGCTTCCCAATTGCTTCTAAATTTCTTTTTTATTCCATTTATTTCAACAAATGCTGTACGTTTAGTCCATGAATTAGTAATACAGGGAGTAAATTCTCCCTTTGATATTTTTTCCTTCATGATAACTGATAATTTCTTTCCAGTGCGTTTATTAATTTCTTTACGACTTTCACGATATTCTGGGCAATTATGCGTTCTCTTATTCGAATCACTAAGTTTTTTATTATGTTCGGCTGTGTGCGGTTCATTATTATGAGCAGTCCAACATGGTTGTGTACAATATCTTTTATTTAAACTTGGTAATTGTTCAAATAATTTTCCGCATCCTACACATATAGTTTTCTTACGAGGAACTGTACGTTTGCCTTTATTTGCGATAGATTGATGTTCAGACATACATAGTGACTGACCACACGATGATCTAAATTTCAGGTTGAAAGGATCAAATCCTAATTTATTTTCCTGACAATACGAACATTTTTGCATTTCCGAGTAATTATTCTGAACATAGAAAATTCGTTCTCTAAGTGTAGCATCAGTAACATTTAAAAACTTAGTGGTTTCAAAAATATAATCATAAACATGAGTTAAATCATTTTTAATGTAAAAATCATATACCAATGCCCCTGTTTTTATACCGCGTTTACCTAATATCGGATTTAAAATATTACTATTCATTTACCTTTAAATTATTAAGTAGATCACCAATTTGTATTGTTTCTATTATATTGGTATTTTTATTTAATACTGTAATTTCAGTACCATACTCAACACATTCGTCTATCAATAGCAGACTTAACGCTTCCGATCGGGCGGCATCTGGACTACTTGACACTGCCTTAATGGAGCTTCCATTTGAAAATGCAATTTCGAGTTTATTGTTGTTTACGACTTCTATTCCCTGTTTCAAAAATGCAGGTAATAAATCCCAAGCCAATTTTACTTTTGCGACCAAGTTTTTGGCGACATCCTGTTTAGTTGCAATTACCAAAATCCTGAAATCAGAATTAAACATCATATTATGCAAAGACATTCCAGCCATTAAGGTTGAAATGCCCATTTGCCGCGATTTCAATATGATTGAAAATCGATTATCCTTTATCTGTCTCAGTGCATCTTCTTGAAATGGGTAAAGGTTAAAATTGACCTTTCCCTTCATCGGGTGCTGAACCTTGACGTACTTACGAAAGAAGTGAACAGGGTCTACTGAACACCTTTGTATTTCTAATATTACCGCTTGTCTTAAATTTGCATTACTGGCCAAATGGATTATACTCCATCTTTATTAAATTTTTCCATTGTTTTTGTCTTGAACTCATTGTATTTTTCGTCGATGAATTTTTTATATGATTCTTCGTCTTGAAACGTCCATTTTTCGATCGGATTTATATCGTTTTCATCCCCGGCAAAGTGGATATTCGAAACTTCCCGTTTCAATACTTCCACTTCTTTATCTGCTTGTTCAAAAAATGCTTTGGCGTTTGCTTCCATTTTTTTAAGTGCATATTCAGGAAACTTTCCTTGTATTTTTAGCCGGGTTTCCATCGTAATCAAACAATCTTCGCACATCCCAACTTTGCGCCGAAAGGTTTCATCTATTCGATTTGGAACCTTGCAAGTACATTCTTCTTTTTGACAGTTGGGGAATGATTTTAAGTATTCATTCGCTTCGCGCATTGCCTTAGCAACATCAGGATGAAGCGAACTTTTGATCCTAA